AATTCTTGCGGGTAGTGGATTGTGTTGTATGTGTTTTTGTTGCTGGTCATCTGGGATAGTTGATAATCTTTCAAACTATCTGTTGGACTCCACAAGTTGGCATCTTTTAGGCCATTGGAAACTGTTGGTTCTGCCATAGCGTTGATAACTATTAGGTTAATGGTTAAAGAGTAGTATGAGTTATTTATACCCCAATTTTACTTTGGGTTAATTTCATGCTCCGTCAATATCTTGAACTCCGAATTATTATCTTTACACCATTTTGTTGCGGCTTCCCATTTCGCTTGATTTACGAGCCATGTCTTCACCGACTCAACATATGTTTTTGTTATTCGTTTTGGTTTTTTCGGTTCTTTAGTTTGAATGGATGGCTTTATCTCAACTAGAAATTTTCGTATTTCATTGTTTTGGGTTTTAACTACAATCGCAGCATCCACAAAATAACGATGCATCTTGTTGTCAACAGGACTGAAATATGGGATTACTAATTCCTCAGATGAATACTCCAAAATGTTTGGATTTGTGTCACACCAAAGGAGAAATTTTTTCTCCCAAGATGAACGATAAAATATTTTTGTGACATCGCCAGCATATTTTTCTGGGTGGTTTGGTGTGAATTTACCTTGTAAATATTTGTGCATTGTTTTGTTCTTTATTTTAGTTTCAACCTGTTGATTATATATTCGAGCCAATTCATCATTAGATTTAGCACTCCATGATTCTTTTTGTTTGTCTACCTTGTTTGGATTGGCGTTCCACGTGTGCGGTATTGCGTGTAACTTCTCAAGTTTTACCAATACCGCATCAGACATCGGGTATGGATTTTTGTTTTTCTTACCAAGTCTATATGATTTACCAACACACAATTTGTTGTAACCATTTGCAACGACAAATTTTGACATGGCCTCTTTTCGTTCACTTGCACCACTCCATGACAATTTTGTGGCACAACTACCGGAACAGGTTGTGCTGTATCCTTTTGTGAAACTAATATATTTGGTTTTGGCTCCGCATATTACACAGTTTGGTTCGTCATGCTTTACATGCAAATCATAATATTCTTTTTGGGGTTAATTTATGACGTTTTAGGTGGTTAATTATAGAATTGTAATGTTGCTTCAATTCTTCTCCGCATATTGCGCAATAAATAGTGGTGCTGGTCATGTTGACTCCTGTTAACGATAAAGAATGGCTAGAGGCAGTGGATATTACGAGTATCGTGACTGCTATATATTTATATAAAAGGATGCCATGAGTACCATTTTTGAAGAAATCAAACAGAACAACAAGAACTACACACCACAACGCAGTCAACAATGGTTCAAGACCAACGTTACAAATGCGTTTTCTGGTATGGGTACTCAGCGTTTCCTCGGACAGAATCTAACACTGCAAACCAAGACAATCTATCCCGGTGGTATGTTCTTCTTCGGCTACAATCCAAAGTTCAAAAGCGAATTGCCGTTCTACGATAACTTCCCACTGGTACTGCCGTTCTCCGAGGATGCAAAGCACTTCACAGGCTTGAACTTGCACTACATGGCTCCACAATACCGCATGATGATTCTAGACAAGCTGCTAGGTATCTCAAGCAACAAGATGATTCCAGACAACCTCAAAAAGAACTTGTCGTGGCAATACTTGAAACGCATCGCAGGACAACGTGTAGCAGAACACGCGGTCAAACAATACCTCAAAGGATATGTAATGACTTCCTTTGTTTCAGTACCAACAAAAGATTGGCCTATCGCAATTCACTTGCCATTGGCTAAGTTTGTTGGTGCGTCTGAACAATCGGTTTGGCGAAAAATGTAATTACGGCATGTCGGGCCAATGCAGATTGTGTTTTTCTAGATTTTCTTTTGCTGTGATGATGCGAAGATTGGCTAAACAGTGAAGACCGCACACAATATTAGATTGAAGTGGAACAATGTGGTCTACATGATGGTTCACCCCACTTGTTTTTACAATATATTCGCATTGAGCATATAACTCTTTAATTTCAGCTTCCTCAAACCAACCTGGTGTTGCAGTCAATGTGGTTGCTCTGCGTTTTGCTGAATAAGACGCATAAGCGGCTCTATTACTCTTTGCATATTGTTTTCCATAAAGTCGTCTAGCTTCTCTAGTTTCTTCTCGAATCGCCTGAAAGTATGGCTGCATACGGTGTTTATTTTTATCTCGTTCTAATTTCGCGCAAGCTTTGCATACCGACTGTAAGCCATCTTTGGCTCTGGTATCTTTTGAAAAGCAGATTAACTGCTTTTCTTCTTTGCAGGTTCTACAGGGTTTTGTGTGATAAATATTCATGCTGGCATCCTCTCTGATGTTAGGGTGTATGGGAACGCCAATTCCGCGATACACAAATATTTATAGAAAGAGGATTTTTGAATGTCAACACAGTCAGACCTACTACGCAATCTAAAAGGTGGTGCACAGAATCAGGCTACCAACTTTGCTGCCGACCTGATAACAGGACAGAAACGTGGAAACAAGAATGCAACCAAGAGCAACACTGGTGGCCTACAAAACTTCATAAGTGAAATTAGTGGTCGCAATGGTTTGTACCGCCCAACATTCTTTGAAGTACAAATAACAACGCTCGGTGATTGGGATGAGTCTCGTTCATTCAGCTTACTATGCCATCAGGCGGCAATACCAGGCGTTCGTGTAGATACAACATCTGGTTTGATTTATGGTATCCCATATGAAGTACCAACAGGTGTGACATTTGACCCATGCTGGTGTTCGTTCTATATCGACAACGCATTCAATCTACCAACAGTAATTTTGAAGGAGTTGAACAAGCGAATTGAGATTGCAGATGACAAAGGACAAAGCGGAAATGTTTCATGGTCTCCGAGATATCGTGATGACCCACAACATCCATTGTTCAATATTGACATTACCACATTCTCAACAGACTACATGACAACCAACATGGACAAATACAATGGTTCTGTTGCAGATGGTCTTCCTGTCATATCTAAATACTCTTTGAAGAATGCGTTCATCAAAACAGTTCAGCAGACAGCACTTGATTGGTCAGCAAAAGATAACATCGCTTCGATGGCAATCGAATTCTCATATGAGTATTTCGAGAACACAACTGCAAAGCCAACACCACCGAAGACTGTAACACCAGCAAAGAATCCGTTGAACTTCGCATCTGTGATTGCAGCAAACCCAATTCTTGGAACTGCATACGATGCTGCGAAACGTACACTGCAACAAAATTCGATTATGAACAACCCGATTGTGAATCAAGGTTCGCAATTCTTACCTTAATATGGAGTCATCATGGCATTACCAAAACTGAACATCCCAACATATGAATTGAAGCTTCCATCAAACGGAAAGACAATCAAGTACCGCCCATTCGTAGTGAAAGAACGTTCGATTCTTTTGCTTGCACTACAAAGCGAAAACACAGATAACATCCTGAATGCGCTGGATGATTTGTTTGGTGTGTGCACATTCGGCGTATGTAAGTTGAAAGACATGCCAATTGTTGACTCAGAATTTTTGTTCATCAATATTCGCAACAAGTCTATCGGTGAAGACCTCGACTTGGTTCACACATGCGAATGTGGAACAAAGAACGACACACAGGTTAGTCTTGATGCATTGACCATCGAGGGTGTAGCGGGTAAGAATGATATCGACCTCGGCGGAAACATCTTCTTGAAGATGAAGTATCCAACATTGAACCACTCGTCTATCCTCACAGAGTCGCCAACAGAAGACGGCGTGCTTGAAGTGATTGCATCGTGCATCGACACAATCATCGAAGGTGATATGGTTTACAAGGCGGCAGACAACACCATCGTAGAATTGAAAGACTTTGTGCTTGGACTGACCCAAGTTCAATTAGATATGGTGCAAGAATTCTTCGCCAACATCCCAAAGATTGTCGTAAACGGAAAATATAATTGCAAGAAATGTAACAAAGAGAACACGTTTAAGATAGAAGGATTGGAAAATTTTTTCGCCTAGGAATTTCGGGGGAAAGTCTTTTTGAATACTACAAGTTGAATCATACCTTGATGTATACAATAAAGGACTCGAAATTCCTATTAAGCGATTTGGAAAACATGCTGCCATATGAAAGAGAAATCTATGTGAACTTAATGTTGGCAGAACTCAAAGAAGATATAGAGAGAAAGAAA